GCGATCAGGTACGTCGTAGCGATCACTGACCTTCGCGCAGCTCGCCACGCTTTGAGAGCGAAGGGGCTGACCCCCGCCGCTACGCGGTGGAATGTTCACGGTTCTGTGCGCGGCGGCAAGGTTACGACAACACCAAACAAAGGAGACACACGATGACGAAGGAGCGAAAGATGTACGGCCACCACCACAACCACTTGCCCTCGGCATGGGACGAGGCGGGAGAGACACCCACGGGACTCTCAATCCGTTGGATGATATGTTCGCGCCTCGTTTTGACCCCAGCCGGGGTCGCTGGCCGTCTTGTGATCTTCGACAAATTCAGGGGCAAGCGGGCTCTCTACGCATCGACCGCAAGGTGGGTTGTCTGCCTGGAGCGAGGCACAAGGACTACTCATTTCTCATGGGAAGTCGGGCCTGACTTCACAAGCGAGCGCAAGGCCCGCGCCTTCCTTAGAGGTGAAATTCACCTGGCTGCCCTGGGCCTCGGTGACTATGTGTGGGGCGACGGAAATCTAATCAGCGGCAGTCCTGCAAACAAAGGAGACACACGATGACGAAGAACAGAAGCAAGCACAGCGGTCGAGCAGCAGAGGCGAGTCGTCGAGCTGTCGCCGCGCAGGCGAGCACGCCGAAGGCGCGGCCCGGAGTGCGCCCGCCCGTCCCCGCAACACCAACAAACAAAGGCGAGCACGCCGAAGGCGCGGCCCGCGCCATCGTCAGTCGCGGGGAAGCTTCGTCGATGGCGCAGGCACGCCGGATGGTACGACAAGGTTTTACCAGCACCAACAAACAAAGGAGACCGCGATGACCCCGCTTGGAATTGACCCGGTGGAAGCCCTGACGCAGGCGCTCGCGCTTGCGCTCACGGCACCGAGCGACGAAAAGATGAAGGAGTGTGTTGAGATCGCAGAGCTGATCGCGCAGCAGCACTCGCTTACTGACGACGATGTTGCAGCGGCGAAGCAGCGATGCCTCGATTCGCTGGAGGTGGGACAATGATCGCTTCCCTCCTCATGGCAGTGGCGCAACAGCAGTCCTACTCCTGGCGCGAAACGCTCGACGCGATCCGCGTCGTGGAAACGGGAGGCTCACCGAACCTGGGCCTCGGCGCGACGGGTGACCGGGGGAAGTCGATTGGTCCGTACCAGATCGGGCAGCTCTACTACCTCGATGCGGCGTCCAGGGATCGGTCCCTGCTTCGTAACCACTACCGCCGTTGCCTCACCTCGGCGACATTCAGCGAGCGCGTCGTCCAGGCGTACATGATCCGTTATGGACGCCCGGCCTTCGAGCGCCTGAAGCGCAGCCTCGGAACTCTTGGTGATGTCGAGCAAGTTGCCCGTCTGCACAGCGGCGGTCCGCGAGGCCCGTCAAAAAAAGCGAGCCTCAGATACTGGTTGCGCGTCCGTTCGCAGCTCGAACTTCAACATCAAACTCGAAGGGATCTTTTCCGCATGGATACGGTCGGAGCAGCACTACCTAGCCGGGGGACGAAGCAGCTCGTCTGCTTCATGTGTTTAGCGAACTCGCGGAGCCAGCCAGCTACCGTCGAGGTCGTTGGGAACGGCGCATTCACATTCGTTTGCGCGGCGTGTATGAAGACCATCGAAACCGTGCGCCGTCAGCGTGACGGTGCAGAACGTCACATCTTACCGGGAGACAAGCGATGAGCCTGTACAACGGGCACGATGAGTGGTGGAGGCGTCCCCTCGATGACAGCTTCTGGGATCTCGACGAGTTGGCCGTGGCCTGCACGGTGTCGAAGCGTAACGCGCTCGAAGCCACCGCCGATCTCTCTACCTGTCGGTTCACATCGGATTGCGGAGACGAAGACCGCCGAGGGCTTCGCTTCGTCGACCTGTCGCCCGACTCGTCTGTCGGTCGAAGCCGCATGAGCTACCACGGGTTCGGGAGGTGCGCCGAGATTCTCGGCGCACCCGTGGCGTACCTGCGAGGGTTGCCGGAGCGGGTTGCGGTCGATTGCCTGGAGGCCGGGCGCGAGCGCCTCCTTTCAAGGTCGAAGGGAAGCCTCATTCGGACGGTGCTCTACGAAAGCGATACCGACAAAGCGGGTGCCGTCGTGCGGGACATCGGTACGAGGCGCTCGGATTCGTCTCGAGTGTGGGATCTTGATGTGGTCAAGGAGCTGTTCGAGCTTCAAGAGAACGGCTGGTCCGTGGCTCCTCCGTTGCCAGCCGGGTTGAACCCCTCTCGCATTCGTGTCGCGGAGAAGGCCGACGCCAAGAGCGGAGGGTGCGTCGAGGGCCAGACCATCGCTCCGGGGGGGTTGTTCCGATCTGACCACGATGTAACTGCCTTCATGGTTAACACTGGCGAGGTAATAGATGACGGTGAGGGTGGCCTGCTTCGGGGCCTTGTCGTCTGGAATTCTGAGGTGTGGAGCCAGCGCGAAGGGCCTGGCGGACTGATGCGTTGGGGTGACCCTTGTTCGCCGTTGGGGATCGCCGGGGGGCAGCGCCTGTGGGTCGCCGAGGGGTTGTTCAGCCCTGCTTCTGGAAATCACACGATCCTGCCAGCTTACAACGGCGCAGCAGCGGCAGACTGGTCCCTCGGCGGCTCTGCGGCATCAGCGGCGGCGGCACTCATCCGACGCGCCAAAAACCTTACGCTTGGGACCGACCTCGGGGAGGTGATCGACCACGTAGCCTCAAACCACAGCATCCCCGGCCCCGTCGTTCGTGCAGCCTGCCGATTGGCGGAAGAGAACGAAGACGGGGATCCCCGCTCCGCATGGGGGATCGTGCAGGGGCTCGGTAGGGTGGCTCAGGAGTGCCCCTACACCGACGAGCGCCTCTGCTTAGACCTCGCGGCGGGGGAAGTTCTGGAGTCGGCCCTAAAAGGCTTTCCGCCTTGGACATCCTACCGCTTATGACGCGCCCTGACGGTACAATGCGAACCCGGCGATAAACAGCTTCGTGGTGTGGCTGTCGCTGGTACTAGAGGGCGCTCGGCGCGGCACCCGTACACTTGCCGCTGCCATGTCTCCTAACAAAAAACGCGCCCTCTAGGAACCCCCCCCTCCCTCCCTGTCATCAAAGGGGGGAGGGGGTTTTTTTGTGCCCGATTGCTGTCGGCAATAGCGTCGGCAATACTCCGGGGTTAACGGACCAAATGGGGGGCTCCGTGGGGTTACGACGCACCCCCAGGGCGTTCTCAGAGGCTCTCCCTCCTCTTGACCGCCGGGAGGTATGCTCTCCCTCCTCTCAGAAAAGAGCGGGCCAGACCCACGCCAGGAAGCAGGACCGGGGAGGCAGCTCGGTCCTGCAAGCGGATCCGGCCCGCAGAAGGTCAGGTTTTCTTCTTCGGACGCAGCCTGCCAGCGAGCCCGCCCGCGAGCGAGAGGACCAGGGCTCCGAGCCCCGCTCCCACGACCGGGTTGCCCGTCGCGGTGGAGGCGATCCCGCCAGCCAGGTTCGAGGCAGTTTTGCCCACATTGGTCACGGCGTCCGCGAGAACGTCGCCCACGGTGCTTTCGACCACCTCGCCAGTGTGGGGGTCGGTGATCGAGACCACCTTCCCGAGCGCAGCGCAAGATGCGAGCAGTCCGATTGCCAGTGCGAAGAGGGCGCGTTTCATTTTGTCACCTTCGCACGCTGGCGCATCACGCAGTAGACCGCCGCGACGATTGCGAGACCAATGCAGGCTGCCGCCTGCACAACGGCCTCGTCGCTTGAGGTCATGCGCTGAACGAGTGCCGTCATGGCCCCGGTACTGAGCAGGCCCTCCGAACTATTAAACATAGACCCCGGAGAGATCATTTTTTTTGCCATTAGGAGTGTTCCTTTTTTATCGGGTCGCCTGGTGGATTAAAAACCACTCGGCAACGCGCCAGGCGAGCGAGCCGAAGAGGGTCAAAATACACACGGCGAGCCAACGCCGAAGTGATCGGAGTTCGAGGATGAACTCTTCGCAGGAGGCGACACGCTTCTCCAGCACGGCAAGCTGCGTGGTCAACCCCGTGGTGCCGTTGCCTCGTATTGACTCGTCCACGCGCTCCAGGCGTAGGTCGAGTTGCTCGATGACGAGCTGCATCGCGTCGATCTGCGTCTCCATCCGGGGATGCAGTATACGTTTCCTATGACCAGCCACATCGCTCCGTCGCTGATTATAGTTCGATACTGCCCCTGGGAGGAGAGCGTCACGGACGTTGCCCCATTGATGGTTTGAACCCCGTTCGGGTCGAGGATGACATCGTTCGCGGCATCGTTTTTCCAGATCGTAACGACGCGGCCTTTTGCTGCATCGCCCGTAGTCGCATCGGGCAACGTCACCGTGACGTTGCCTCCTGCGCTTGCGACCGAGTACAGGTCTTTGGGAGACCCGACCGCATCGTCAACCCAGGCTGTGAAGTCTGCGGTCATCTGGGCGATGTTGAGATGCGACCGGAAGAGAAAGTTGGAGTTGATCTTTGTGGGGACGGTCTCGGAGAGGTCGTCCGTAGAGAGCAGCACTTGGTAAGTCACCTGAGCCTCTTTATGTAGACGAGAGATGCGTTGGGCGTCGAGTCCACAGCCGTTGTCGGCGTGGACTCTCGATCCACCTTGATGAAAAAGAAGTCGTTGGCGGTGAAGAGGTATGCGAACGGAGTGATGTGTAGCGAGGTCTCATCCTGTCCCGTCGCATCGCGGATGTACCCGCCCTTCCCCTCACTTCCTATTTCTTGCGATGAGTATGGGAACGTCCCCGAGGTCATCTTGAAGCGCATGATGCCGTTGTACCTCGCTGCGGCACTCGCCTGTGCGCTCAAGGCCAGCGATGCACTGAGTTCGTAAACCCCGGTCGTGTTGACGATGAACTTGTGCGTGTTGGTGGCGACATCATGCGTAATGTCCACGCCCCAGGTCAGGCTGTTCGTGTCCCAAAGGAGCAGGTTGTCAGTCGCCAGGGCGTTTACGTCCTGGCTGACCGAGTTGTAGGCGACAAGAAGCGTTGCCGGAACCGTTGCGGGGATCCCTCCATCGGTTCCGCCGTCCCCGACGAAGAGGGCTTTCGTGCTCGTTGAGTAGATGGGCTCGCCCTGGGCGGGCACGCCGAGCGTCCCGTCCGTTCGGGCTGTGTCCGTCCCACGCTTGAAAGTAATCTCGGGCATCACTTCTTCTCCTGGTCGTTCTCTTCCGCGTGACCGTTGCCTGTAATGATGCTCCGCAGGTTCGCCATGAGCCCCGTGACGACGAGAGTAAGAACGGTCGCGCAGGTGCTCACCGCTTTATCCGGTATCGCGTTCGTCGTCAGTGCGATGATGAATCCCGAAACGAGGAGCAAAAGGTAAAATGGACCAGCCTGAGCAATATGGGCGCGAGCCTTCTCCACCGCTGACATCTGGTAGCTGTGCGTCAGCTTCATTTTCTTGATCTCGGCGCGTAATTCCATGCGGCGGCGACGTTCAGCCTGCTTCGCTTCGTTTAGCTTTGCCTTGGCCGAAACGCGCTTCATCTTCAGCGCGGTCTTGAGATCGCGCACAACATGGCGCACCACTGGCGACTTGAGGGGCTCGTCGTCATCAAAGTCATCGTCGTCGTACTTGCTCATGCGATCAGCTCCTCAAAAGGTGCCACCGTCAACGTCTCCAGGATCGAACAGCGGGGCGACGTAACACTTCAGCGTGAACCGCGCCAGGCGCACCTGGAAGGAAGCGGTGGGGCGTGTCCAGACCAGACGCATCTGGCACTTGCGGAAGAGCACCTCTTTCGGCTCGAAGTCGCGGTATGTCTCAGCGGCAAGGCTGCTCCCGCTAGTCCATCTCCACTGGATCTTGACCGATGCGTTTTCTGGCGTGGAGCCGAAGTCGTCCATCGGTCCTTCGAGCGACCAGCGGCGTCCCTTCTCGCTCCCAAGTGTGAAGGTCAGATCCGCCAGCGTCTCAGGGCGCACTTGCGAGCCCTCGATGAGGGCTACAGGCAGCGCACGTTTCGCCGTGGTCAGGTCGATCTCGTTCATTTCGGCGTAGACTGGACCGAGGGCGGTCGAAGGCGTGGTCTCATTCCACTGGAGCACCCCCAGCGCCACTTCGAGATCCGCAGGGATGCTTACGAGGTTCGCTGCGAAGTCGTCCTCTGCGATGTTTTCCTGAGTGCTCGACTCGTCTCGGAACGCCGCCGAAGTGGTGACGGAGACCGCCTGCCCGAAACGTCCAGACGCGAACTGGGAGCGCGACACCACGGGGAAGTTCGTCGCTCCCTTTGAGTTCGTCGCGCCTATCGAGATCCCCTGCTGCGTTGTGAACACACGGTCGTCGGGGAGAGCACTGAAAGCTGGCGTCGATATGATCCAGCCTCCCACGCGCCCTTCGACGCTCGCAGCGCGAGCCGATTGCGGGGTGACGGTGTATATCTGAGAGAAGCCATCGGTGTCGATCTCGACGGACGGGGCACCCAGGAGCGGAGGGGTAACTACCGGCGTGACATCGACGAAGGGGCACGACGTAAGCGGTGGTCCGGTTCCACGCCAGCCGACTCGCTGCGCTCGGATCCGATAGGTGAAGTCCGGATCGAGCGCCGTGTCGTCGTAGCGGTACGACTGAACAGAGAATGGGAGGGTGGCGATATGCCTGGCCGAGCTTTCCCGCCCCGTTGTTCCTAGCGCGAGGGCCTTATCGGACAACTGGCTGATCCACAGCCGCACCTCTTTGTATGGCATCGTCCCGCGAGGCGGTGTGACCGTGACCTCGATGGCCGCACACGACTTCGCGTTCTGGTCTCGATACGGCGTGGCGGTCGCGGAGACGTTGAACGATGACCCCTGCGGCCCGGAACCACCGAACCCGTAGAGTGCGCTGCTACCTCCTGCTGTCGGTGGCGCGAGGTCGGATACGGTGAGGTCGCCCATCGTGCCGAAATCGGTATCCGTGTAGACCTCTTCGACGTATTCGAGCGCCTTAATTTCACGGTGCATGGTTTCGGGGTTCGTAGTGATCTCGGTTACTACGAGGTCTTCCACAGCCTTGTCGAGTTGTCCGAAGGAGTAGATGTCTCCTGTAGTCGGCGTGAACGACCTGGGCGAGGAGACGCTGATCTCCGTTCGGGCCGAGACTAGCCCGCTCTCGTCCTCGCTCACGAAGATTCGCTCTGACGTATCGCCCCCGGTCAACGCATCTGGCTGACGGGTGGACCGCACATAGACTTCGTAGCTCTCGTCCGCTGCGATTGTCACGGGGCGGTCGAGCTGGATACGAGCGCCGATCTCGAACGCTGTCGGAGCAGCCGTGTCCGCGTTTGAGTTGTAAAGCGACCCCCACATCAGAGTCCCCCGATGCGCGTTCTCGATGACGTATCGGTTAGTGGCAGAGCATCCCGCCGACGAACAATCCAACGTCCCGGCCTCTCCGTGGATGCGAGGCCCCCAGAACTGCACAGAAGCATCCCCTCCGCTATTGCCCGCACACATAATTTGCGTGTACAGGACACGTTGCCCCGACGAATCCGTGGGCCAGTCGATCAAAGCTTCCCAGGAGAAGTTAACCTGATACCAGTCGTCGGTGTCATCCGTCGTAGAGGTCTGCCTGACCAGGGCGATTTCATCGTCTAGGGGTTGATAATCAGACAAGCTGCCTGAAATATCGAAGGTAATCGTTGGCGGATCTGTGTTGAAGTTGATGGCGCACTGAGCCCCATCTCCGTTGAGATAGCCGCCAGCAGTTGTCGAGTCCTCGGTGCTCATACGCACATACAGGGTGGCGTTGGATGCCGCGTTGTCGCTCTTCAGTCGGACGTAGATCGTGCAGCAGATCGCCTGCTCTCGCAGGCTCCCCGCCGCGAAGCTCGGATTCGGCCAATCCCCAGGCATGACGATGTTTTGCTGGATGATCGGATTTTGGTTTGCCCCCCCAAAGGCTTCGCTGTTTTTCATGTTGACGACGTACCCTCGCGTCCCAGCGAGGGTGCCCGTGTCGTCGGGGTAGAACGGTGGGGACTGGCCCGTGTCGTGCCCGATGGAGTTCGTCCCGACGCTGCCGTTTATCTGAGTCCACGCCTTCGTGGTCCCGTTGGGCATGTTTCCGTCGAGGCTGAGGGGATCACCGAAGCGCAACAGTTGGTTATTCCTCCCACTAGGCGACGGCAGGAACGTGGGAGATCCTGTTTCTCCGGTGATAACGGACTGATCTGTTGCGTAAGTGTAGTAGACCCGCACCTGGATGTAGTCGCCGTCCGCCGCGCTGCCTGCGCCGTCAGCCGCCGTGTCGTTGTCGTACCAGACCGTCGCTCTCCACCAGCCGGTGCCGACGACTTCCTCTATTTGGTGGGAGAGGCCATACGGGTCGGTGAGCGTGGGCGAAGAATCCCCAGGGCTATATTCCGTGGCCCCAAACTCCAAGTTCCCTGAGTTCCAGTCGAATCGGACTGCGTGCGTGGCCCGAACGTACTCCCCATCCGCGTCGAGATAACGGTAGATGTTGAGACGCACCGACTGGCTCGCTCCGTAAGCGGGCTCCTTCAGGTAAACGCTGTACTCCTTAACTTGGTCGTCCCCGTCTATCCTGTCGAACGGGGCGAGCGGGCTCGCCGTGTTGCCGGGGAACGGATACAGGCCGTCCGCGACCGTCACCATCTGCGCTGACCACGCCAAAGTCGCGTTGTACCCGTCCCCGCCAACCTGAAGGGCGGGGTAATACTTCCCGACGCTGTTCGCCGTGGGGAGTGCGTAAGCCAAAGCTACTCCGGTGGTGAAGTCAGCTAGGGGCGGTGTCGTAGAGTCCGCGACGAGGAGAGAGGCTGCCGTGATGACGGACGCGCCACCGTTCTGCGTCCACTCAGCTACGAGATCCCGAGAACCTGGGTGAATGTTGTAGATCGCAATATCTGCCGCGAGTCTCCCGCTATAACCGTACTGGGGGACATCGTGCGAGAGCAGGATGCGATCACCGGGCAGCGCGTTGATTGCGTCGGGTCCGACCTCGAACTTGGCCGTCCTGATTTGGAGGTTGTATCGGTTGAGCCTGTAGTAGGCGTCCCTGATGGCCTGCGATCTGCGCGTGATCCCAAGACGGGACGACCTCTCTTTGCGTACCTGGCCGAAAGCTGCCGGGTTCTGAATCGAATCGTGGTCAACCAATACGGTACGTCGTTCGTACCCGTTATCCGCGTCAAGGATCTCGACTTCGAGGGAGTTCGGATTCACCTCGGGAGAGAGGTAGCTCATCTCCAGCGAGCCCTCGACGATGTTCGCCATCGTGTACATCGCGACGGGATCTCTTGGGCGGTCCCACACCGGGACGATCTTGCGCCCGAGCTTCACAGGCATCGCCCGGCCTGTCTGGAATACGTCAATGAGCGCGTCCCACGCGGATCGCTCCTGCTGATCGAACACGCCGTCAAACGTGCATCGCTTTTCGTACTGGCCCGAGCTGCCGAGCACCGTTTCTCCGTGCGCGTCTGCAAACTTCCTGTTCCCGTAGTGGATATAGACCGCGCCATCCGCGCCATCGCCTCCTGCTGTTGTCCTGTTCGCACCCCCACCAGCTCCCGCGATAAACCCGTCTGCGCCTGATCCCCCTCCCGCAGATCCGCCCCCGTCAGCCCCCCCGTCAGCCGGGCCATCGGTTCCGATTCCACCGCCGCCAGACCCGAACCGTCCGAACTCTTCGATGAATACGCCATCACCGCCTTTTCCTGAAGCGTCAGCCGTCCCGTCTGCGCCGACTTCTCCAGAACCACCACCGCCGCCGCCGTTGTGACTCCCCGAGCCAGTGTAGCCAGTTCCTCCAGCCGCGCCGAATCCAGTGGCCCCCCCGGAGACGGCCTGTGTCGCCGCGCCACCGACTTCTCCCTCTCCACCACCGCCGCCAGAGCCGCCGCTTGCTCCGACCAGGCCGTCGCCGCCGCCACCGCCGCCGCCCTCGGCCTGGATTGTCGTCGAACCGCTGATTAGCGTAGACGCTGCACCATCCGTCCCACTTGCCCCACTTGTCCCCCCGGCACCTCCACCTCCAACCGTAACGGTCCAGGTATCTCCAGGCGTTACGGCCAGTTTCCCGGTGTAGCAGACGCCGCCGCCACCACCGCCGCCCGCTCCGTGTGCGCTCACGGCGTCGTCATGTCCCCCACCGCCTCCTCCTCCGACCACTAGCACCGAGATTTCGGTTACGTCTGCCGGGACGACCCATGAGCCGCTCGATGTGAAGTTCGCTTCCTGCGGGTTGTGCCCGCTGGGCCAACTCGGCTCGTTGGATGAGTTTTGGCGGTTCCACCGGCACTCCATCGCCAAGTAAGAACTCCATGTGTGGTATTCGTCAGGTGCGGGTGCGTCCACGAACTCCATCTTGGTTACCAAGAGCCGATTGGATGCTTGGTTCGTACCCTGCGCGAAATCGTCGGCTGTCACCCAGGACTGATTAATCGTTCCGTCAGTGATGGTGGCGATGGACTGATACTTCCCAGGTGCCCAGTTTTCGGGGATCCCGCCAGCAACGTCGGCGGTTCCGATGAAGAGCGTGATGCTGCCGCCATTAAGATCGCTCGTCCGAAACCCGAAGAGATCCCTCGAACCGAACGCATCGGGTACGCCTTCGTCGCAGAACTCTGCCCAGGCCAAGAATGCCGGGAGGTCCACGTTCTCGTAGCCGCCCGTAGGGGCGAAGATTGCCCCGAGCCCGTAATCTGGGGCGGTTATCATGTCGAGAGCAACCCAGCTCGGATTATTCGACCACGCCGTATCGAACACCGGATTGCCAACGTCGCCGCCTTGCCAAACCTCCAGCTTCTTCCCGTGGACGATAGCTGTGATGTTGGGCTCAGAAGAGTTGATCTGTTCGCTCGCCCGAATGGATGTGGCTAGGTAGGCGACAAAGGGGTAGTTGTAGTCCTGAGTTGCCCAGGAGGTGATGGTGTCAATCGTGGTGCGGTCCCGGTCGTCTCGATCATCGGGGTCGTTCGCTGCCGGGAAACTGGGCGACTGCTTGAAGACCTCGATGAAATAGTGATCTTTTGTCGGGACGCCTGACTCGCCAAACCAGACCGGGCCGTTTACATCTTGGACAACAGGCCCGCTGAACTGAAAGTTGGTAGACCCTGCGTCTCCGAAGGCGAAGTTGCGATACTCAAACCCACCTCCTGTGACATCGCTATCGTCCAGTGGAAGACAGATACGGAGATCGTTCGCATAGGCCGGGTCATCAGGCATCGAGCGAATGTCATAGCTCCGGTTGTTGTACGGATCGCGCTGGTTTGCAGCCTGGTTTGCCCACGCAGCCACCGTCGCGTCCGAGCCCCCCACCAGCCCGTTATGCAACAGCACCTGCGCGACACCTCCGAGAGAATGCCAGTTGGCGCTGTTGGCGATCACCCCGATATCTGCCCGTGGGACGTTGCTCGGAGAGCCGAGGTTCAATGTCGGGAAGGGAGGCGAGACATGATCGTAATTAATGACACCGCCCTTCCACAGGAACCCCGACGTACTACCGTCGTAGGCGTGGCTGGAGTCGGCAGTCAGTGTAGTCCCGGCCTCGCCCATGCGGAATCCGATCTCTACCCCGTCGATATAACAGTGGAAGAGGCCAGGCCCCCCGGTTGAGGTCCAATTGGACCCGTCGTAAGAGAGCGTGATATGTTTTTCGGGAGAAGCACCCGGCCAGTCTTCGCCCGGATCAACTCGCCCAATCGGCTCCGTTGACCTCCACCATGACGCCGCGTATCCGGCGGCTGTTTTTTCGTAGGCTTCGACAATAACGTAGATGTCGCCGTCGTCACCGCCGAAATCACCGGCTTGGGGTGAGGCGAAGCGTGTCGTCCGAATGCCAAACCAACTGCTGCCGTTGGGCCATAGGTTAGGGCTATCTGGGTTGCGGAAGACATCCAAGTCTTGTGCAACCTGCCCAACGCCATCCCCCGTGTTATTGGTCCACGATAGAAGCCAGAGGTTCGCACGGATGTAAAAGAAACAGGCGAACGTGAATTGAAGGTTTCCGGGGTCTCCCGTTCCTGGCCGAAGGGAATCGAGGCCGATGGACCACAGATTGCCCACCATGTTCTGCACCGCTGCGTACCCCTGCTGCACTACCGGGAGGTATGTCGGGGGGTCGAAAAGCGTGAAGGGAACATCGACGGTGAAGACAGAATTCGATGCGTTCGTCACCTCAATCGCGGGAAGCAGAACGACATCCCCTGTCGTAGCGCCAGTGCTGTCCGTGCGCCAATACTGGATCCGTATGGTTGCCGTTGCGTTATCAGGAGTTCCGTCTTCCCCGCCCGAGAACAGCCCCTCCCATAACAACTGCACGTTACAAAGGTCCGCCTTTGTCGTGAGTAACTGAGACACGAACTGTTCAGTGAGCACCTCGACGATGCGCGAGGCGTATGGGTAAACCCCCACCGGCTTATCCAATTCGCTGATGGCTGCCGTCCCGTTCGGGATTTCAAACTGGAGGTCGTAGCTCGTCCCGGCGTCCGTGACGGGTAGTGAGCCAGCTCCCAAGAGTCCCCGGATGGGCTCCTGCGTGCCGCCACCAGTACGCCACTGGAAGATCGTCGGGATGTGCCGCCCGTCGATGCCGTTGATGTGAAAGCCTATTCGTTCAGCGATAGCCGCTGATCCCGTCCCGACTATATCGTTGAAGTCTTCCTGGTTGAATACGTCCCCTTGGTAGCTCCCGAGGCCAAGGATAGGGCCTTGGCTGATCGCATACATAGAGTTCAGTCGTTCGTTATGGCTGATCTGCGATCCTACCGGGGCGTCTCCAGTTACGCTCTGATTGATGCAAGGAGGAGCCACACGCATCTTCCCGTAGACGACGGGGAGCGCATCGCCTTCTGGGCGGTAGGCGTTGCGGAAACCGTAATAAGAGTAGTTCTGGCCTCCAAGCTCGTCCTGTACCGGAGGTACCTTTGGGAGGAGCACCCGTATTAGATGCCTGGCCGTAAGGCCGACGAGTGCCCCAATAGCGAGATAGACCACGAACTCCCCGACGCCTCCCGTTATCGCTGGCGCGAAGTGCAGGAAATCGCCATCGGACACTTCTGGATCGCCGTCCATTACGAGCGATCCGTTCCGCCACACTACTGCATTCACCCCCCTAAGCCGTGCGGGGGTATATGCAGAGACGCGCTCACCGCTCCTGAAGTTGACACGCTGTTGCGTTCTGCGTTGCGGCTCAAAAACGCTCTCCAGCTCGACGATGTTCAACATGGGCAACCTCCCGCGATGCGATACACCCCGGAGATGCTGTGCGTCATAAACCGATTCATCGTTGCAATCTGCCCACGCCTCATCGACCGCACGCCTTGGGTGTGGGTCGCGGTCAAGAACGTGCCGCGTGACGGTTCAACAAGGACGTAAAGGTGACGCGCCATTCCATGCTCATCGCAAGCCAGCACGAGGTCTCCTGTTTTCGTTGCGTCGGAGACCACGCTCCCGATCCGGTCGAAACCGGCTTCAAGACTCGAAAGGAAAGACCCGATCTCCCCCTCCTCTCCCGCCCTGTTCGCCGCTCGGTAGGGCGACGATTCAGGAGGGGTCGCGCCGGTTCGGCGCAAGACCTCCTCTGCGAGCGTGGAGCAGTCCATCCCAGATCTGTCCGTGCCGTGGAGCTTCCAGGGAATCGAGAGGAGGTCGTGCCACATCACCATCAGATCGAGCCCTCCGTTGTTGGCGTCGGGATTCCGGGGAATCCACCGAACCGATCAGGGTGCTCTACGGTGACACCAGCCGCCGCCTCCGAAGCGCCGTGGACCTCGCAGCCGTTCGCACCATCGAGAGACTTGTCGCAAGTTGCCAGGAATTCGGCATCGCTCGTATCGACGGAGTATCCGCACGCGCCCCCCCGATATTGATGACGGCAAAAGAAACGCATCATCCTCTGCGCGGGGAAGAATGTCTGGTACAGCGGGAGGTCTCCGAGCCGCGCCGAGCATGCCTCTTCGGTCGCTGTCATGCTCATTATTCTGAAATCGTGCTCGATGATCGGAGCGAACTCAAGCGCCTCCATGTTTGCCAGGAGGATCCGGACGGGCTGCCCGATGAGCCCCCGGTAGCTCTCAAGTGTCGCGATGATCTCACGCGAGACGTTGGAGGCCGTCAACGTCACCTCGGGGAGATCGCCCGTCTCGCTTTGCCTGACCACCGAATGCACGATGGGGAACGGATAGTAGATGTTGCCGCGAAACGATATTTGCTCCTGAGTCCTGACGAAGCGGTAGCGCGTCGGAGGTGTTGTCGGCACCTCGATCTCGTAGAGCCAAACCCACTGGGCACCCGTCGCCAGCAGGTTCTTCTCGGCCATCAGAAACGCATCAATCCCCTGGACGCTCATGCGACGATCAGCTCCTCGACCGAGAACGCGATGTCATATATCTTCGGGGCGACCTCGGAGATGACCAGAGTATCATCCGTGAACCACGCATTGACCGTCTCGGTTTCGTCTGCCGTGCCTGAACCTGTGCCGTCGTCCGAGATCGGAACGACGAAGGCAAACGGTACTTCCATCCCACTGTGATCGTTGAAAAACGTTTGGAGCGATTGGTAAACGCCCAGGCTGGCCGCTCTGACGATGACGCGCCACCTTCGCCTGGCCTTCGACGCCGCGGGGGAGGTGTAGGCGTGCCCCGAGTCGAACGGGATCCTCCTGATTGCGAGCGACGATTCCACCGTGACCTCGACCTCTACGTTGTGGATCCCGCCGCCGCTGATGCCGAGCGCCCCCGCCGATGTGTTGAGTTCTCCAACGGGGGTGCCCTCGCCTCCGACGACGATGGACACCTGGGAGTCCGGTCCATCTCCGCTGACCGGATCTGGTTTTAGAGCGCCCTCGGTCCAGAGCTTTGCCTGCGGCGGATTGAAAACAAGGTTGCCAGACGCATCGAATTCCGGCCTGGTCGGACGGAACCAGAAACCCTCTTGGCGACCTGAAAAGTGTTGAGGCCCCAGATCAGGTACGATGATCCCTTGGCTTTGGTGGCCGGGGTCGTCGAAGTTTACGGTGATCCCGCCGAACGTCACCTCGTAGAGCGCCAGTGCATCCGGGGCTGTCCCGTTATCGTGCGCCTCTGCCCGAAAGTCGAAGGTCTTGAATGCGGGGTCTCCTGTCGTTGGGTATAGGTCGAGGGCGGTGATCTCGCCAGCGGTGAGAGTGTGGCGAGCGATGACCGTGGTATTCGCATCGTTCGGAGCCGAGTCATAGCTCACGTTTCGATAGGCGAGCGTCATCGAAGCTCCCAAAACAGAGCCGGTCCCCCCGTGCCCCGATGAGTTCATGCCATTCGTGCCCCAGGTCAAGTAAGCCGTCAATCCGTTGAAGGTGTTTCCGTTGAACGACCCGCGCAACATAATTCCGAACTCGTATGTAATGTTGCCCAGAGGAGCCGATGCACTCTCAAACCCGGCCCTGAAATCTACGGACCGATGGTGATTGAAGAACTGCGTCGATGGCCGTTCATGGACAAAGACGCGCATCACACTAGAAGGGAGCTGGTTATTGTTGTGGATCGCATCGTAGTCTAGCGTCACATAGTCGTTCGGGTCGTTGGGGTCTCCCTCGGGATCCTGAACACTCGTCTGGAGCATCAGCCTTCGGATCTCGTTGTTGCCCCCGCCGAATCCTGGCGTGTAGGCGTCGAAAGTAAACAGCCCGTTTACCGAGTTGCCTGTGTGCGTGAAGCTGTCCGAAACAGGAAGGATGATGTCAGGCCCGGTCGTCCCCGTGCCCGTCACCGACCGCTTGAACTCGTCGCGGTAAATCACGGTCCCCGCGCTCAGGTCCGAAACGTCCACGGATGCGACGGCCTCGAAAGCACCGTAGTCGAACGGGTCGGGAATGGACCCATCGGGTGTCAGGCGATCCCTGATGTTCATAGTGCGGTCGCGCCCCATCCCCCAGCCGAACGTGGTTCTAGCCGAAGTGGTTATCTTCCCGGTGCCTGTGTCCTTGACCAGCCCCGAAACGGCTGTGTGCGTCACGCCGGATCCTGGCACCACATAGTCATTGTTCCCGAATACGTCGTCCTTAAAGAGCTGCTGCTCGGATCCGCTGTGGCCGAGGTACGCATTCAAATCGACATCGGATCCGTTGGTCTCGCAGGTAACGCGGAGGGAGTAGTTCGAGAAGTCAATGCCGCTCACCCCACCGTCAATGACCTGGCGGATCAATCGTCTGGCTTCTCCGCTGTCATCCGAGGTGTTGAAACTGTGCGCCAGCCACAGCTCCGCGTAGAGATCGACCCGGTTGTCCCCCACATTGACTACGGGATAGACGCATAGGCTGTAATGGTCAACCTTGGTGCAGTACCATCTCCGCGAGCTTGCGTTGTTCGGAGAATCGCCAAAACGGACTTTCGGCGACCCGGTGCCTGCGCGGAAATACAGGGCGTTCCCTAGCCACGCCATCCAGAGCTGGGGGTCATCTGGCGTCCCTCCACCGGGGGTAACGCCTCTCGCGGGGCCAGCGATAGGAGTGTAGTTGCCCACGGTAACGGCATGGGTGCCCCCCATCCCCGTATGGTTGATGTCGGTCGAGGCCGTATCGCCCCTCGGGAATGGGAAGCGCCCGCCCGCTGTCGGTGACGCCGTGCCAGATCCGCCGAAGCTCGACCCGACCGCAGAAGAGGCTCCGGTGGACATCCGAAACGTGACCGTGTAATTGATGTCGCCTCCATCCAGGGCGTCGTCTACGCGGCACAGGACCGAACGGATGTCTTCTGGGCCGTTCATGCCGAGGTCGGTCATCAGCGCCGGGTACGACTCCGCGACGTTGTTGTCGATGAAGAGGAGCTGAAACCCCCTGCTCTCCATCTCCCCGTCCTCCCGAAACGGGTACTCACCGGGGGGGTCGGCACTTCCAACGTCTTCGTTGGGGTCGAAACCTAAGTACCAGAAATACCAGGGCGAGACGTAATCGGTGGCGTCGAGGACCAAGCCAACCAGCCATTTCGGCGCGGCGAAGGTCTCATCGGGAGGAAGGGTCTGTGCCACCGGCTCACCCTCCCCGCATCGTGTTCCTGAAGAGCCGGTCCTCGGTCATCGCTTGGCGGACGATGGATCTGATAGTGTCTTGCCGCTCGACCAGTAGCTCGTCCACGCCACGCGCATCAACCGCGTTGATCGTGAACGAGATCGAGGTCTCTCCACCGCCTCTCATCTCGACCGGGATGGAGCGCCCGTCAGGCAGAGGAACGATTGCCTCGTTCATTTTGCCCTCACCGATGACGGCCATGTGCGGCTCCTTGACGATGGAGCCCCCCATCGCGTATCCGCGCACTGGGAGCGCACGCCCGAGCCCCATCGGAATCGCGGCGCTCAAGCCATCAGGGACGACGCCGCCCTTGGCGAACTCCATCGCGGGCTTCCAGTCGATTGCGGTGCGCGGCCCGAGGCCCCCGCCAAAGACGCCGCCATCGGCTACGAGCGCCCCGGCAGCGCCCTGATTCGCTATTGCATCGGTAACGGGGCTTGAAGGATCGGCAATAAAGTCCAGCGGTGCAGACACAGGATTAATGAACGTCAGACCCAACCGGATCGCTTGCAGAATCAGCATCTGAATAATCATCGCTGAGATCTGCCTCAAGAACTCCTTGGCAAAGTCCTTCCACGCCTCGTTCGCTGACTTGGAATCGTCGATGAAACTGCTGAAGGCGTTTGTCATCCCGGTGACGAAGGAGTTGAGGGCTCCGCCCGTAACATCTGCGATGGCGGTGCCCAGCTCGGGGATCTGGTCGATGAACTGCGCGAACCCTGTCTTGAGTCCTTTCACCACCGGGCTGAGTCCCTCCAGCGTTCGGAGGTAGTTGAACAGGGCCGCATCGGCTTCTAATGTCTTGAGCCCCACCGTCTCCAGGTCGAAGATGAGAGCGCCGAGGGATTCCTTCTGCTCCGAAGAGAACTTGTCCGAGATGGGCTGATCGAACAGCACCTTCAACTTCGCCAGGTCGTCGCGGAACTGCGCTAGCTGAAGCGTCGGTGTAACGTCGAACGAGGCGTACTGAGTTAGATTGGCAAGCGACGGGTCCAGGGACTCGGCCAACGTGGTGCCTAGCTTCGTGAACGACGCCTCCCATTCGAGAGTTAACAAGCGGCCCGACCTGATTCCCTCGACCATCGCTTCCAGGTGCGCCCGATCTTCTACGGTGAACTCCAAGGTGATCGGCTTGTTCGCAAGCTCTTGTTCCGCCTGAGCTAACATCTCCTTCAGGATTTCCAGTTCGAGCTTTGGCGTAACCTCGAACTCGGCGTACTGGCTCACGAACTCAAGCGCACCGCCAAGGGACTCGGCCAAGTTGGTTCCGACCAGCCTCGCGTTCGCCGCCACCTCTGCGGAAGCCAACGTAGTCTCCTTCCAGCGGTCGAGGAAGAGCTGGACCATCGCCAACTGTTCGGGGTCCAAGAACTCCTTCATCCCCGCTCTCAGCGGCGTTGCGCCCTCTTCGGGAACGCCGTAGATGGCCGAGATAATGTCATCGAGTTCTTTTTGTGCCGCCTCAAAATCAGCCTTGAGAAGCTCGAAGTTCATCTTCGGCGTGATCTCGAAATCCCCCGCCAGCCTCTTGAACGCCGCGCCCACGGTGCTCGCCAGGGCCGCGCCTTGGAGACTGGCGAAAGCTGCGTACTTCTTCTCGATGTCTTTTAGCTGGCGCTTATCAACCGCAGCCTGTGTCTTGAGGTTATGCGCCATAACCTCATCGGCAGCCTTCAACTTAGCTGCCATCGTCTTGTCGATCTGGGCCTGGCTCAGATCGTTGTCTTCTTTAAGTCGCTCACGGAGCAAACTGAGTGCCTTGGACTTCTCTACGGCCAGTCCGAGCAGGGCTTCCTTGCTCCTGAATGCGACCATAGCCCTTTCCTTTGCAAACCCATCGGCCATCCCCTTGAGCCGTATCTTCTCCATCTCTAACAGGAGATCCACGTTCTCCTTTATCTGTTCATGCGTCCCTCTCAGGATCCCACCCCAGTCAAACTGCTCACTGATCTGCCCAGCCATCTCCCTCATCAGGCCCACGTTCACGGTGGCGTCTGCGATCCCCTCTTTGAGGATCGTCCCGTCGTCGATCATCTTCTTCCATGTCAACTGCGTATCGTTCAGCTCAATCCCGAACCTCTCTGCGGCTTCCACCAATACAGAAGAATCCCTCTTGAGCCCCCCAAGAATGTCCTTCTCTTCCGGCAGCTCTGCAACAAAATCGAACTTGGCGAGTTTCCCCCACGCCGCCATCTCTTCGAGGGATTCAAGGAAGATGACTCCCGCTTGAGCCATCGCACCCCCCAGGCCATCCTTGAACCCAAGGGCGAACTGTTTTGCCGACTTCGAGCCGAACTCGCCGGTAGCGTGGGGCACCTTGAGCTGCTCAAAGTCCAAGGGAAGCACGGCTAGGGTGTCCGCCGCAAAAAACCGCTCCTTAAAGACCCCCCATGCCTCGCCCGCAGTTTTTGTTCCGTCGATGACGCTGCCGAGAGCTTCTGCTATTCCTGAAAAGACCTTTGGGACAGGTTGCTGTGAGAACTTCTCATACGCCGCCCTGCTATCTGACAGTACCTCTATGTTCTTCCGCAGCTTCTTGTCCACCCGATCAATGGCTGCATTGATGTCCGAGCCGTGCTGGCGGGTGGTCTCGTTGGCGAGGCTAAAGAACTTCGCAAGCCTTTTGGGGTCTTCTTCTCCCCACACCCTGAGATCCATCGCCCTTTGGGTCTCATCGCGGAGACGAATCGCCTCCTCAAGGTTTTTTTTGTAGTTGGCAATCGTCTCTTCCTGCCCCCCAATAACGACCTGCACGAGTTCCGCCGTGACCAATTTCGCCCTCGCCGCCGCAACTGCCGAAGCTGTCACCGCTACGTTGCGTGCCTCTTCTGCCAGCTCCCCGGCACGCAGCTCCTTGTTGAGCCGCTTAAGCTCAAGGCCATACTCAGCCAGGGCTTCCTTCGCCTTGTCGATTTTGACGAGATCTTTCCCCCTCTCAAAGGGATCCCGTGGCCTCTGTGGATCGTTCAAGGCATAGAGGTCCGTTATCTCCATCCGAAGACCCGACATCGAATCCTTCACCTTCTCGATGCCCCTCTCAATGTTGGAGATCAGGGGGTCAAAGGTGAAACCCCGGATCAGCCCAACGGTAGATTGAAGCCCGGCGAGTGCAGCAGTCCCAATCGCTGCTCCCGCAGCCGCGAGCGGTGCCAACTCCTCGATACCTTCCTTAACGCCTCCTGCCGTCTTCTGAAACTCATCGAGATCCTTCTCACCGTCTAGCACGATCTCCACAACCTCTTTTACCATCCCTTCAAACCCCTGCACGACCGCCTCTTTCATCACAGCAAAGCGTCGTTCCGTGGTGTCCATCATCTTCTTGAAAGCCTCCTCGGTCTCGCCCGAAGCGCCTCCAATCATCCGTAGCTGCTTGGCGAACTGCCCAGCCTGCTTGCCAGTCAGCGCCATGAGAGCCTTCATGCCTTCTTGGCGTCCCATCAACTTGATGATCTCGTCGCCGCTCCCGCCCGTGGCATCCGCGATGTCCCGCATCGCCTTGGCGAGGCCCTTCGACCGGATCGCGTTCATGCCCATCAGGTTGTTCAGCCTGGGGTAGAGCACCTTCGCAACTTCCGCTTTTCGCAGGAACGCCGTGAACAGCGAGGTCATCTGCGTAACGGCCTCGGATGCCGATAGACCGGAAAGCGTGAGCGTGCCAACCGCAGCCGAAACCTCTTCAAGAGACACTCCGAGAACCGCCGCCTGGGGGATCACGCGCCCGAACGCAGCGGCAGTCTCGGGGATGGTGAGCTTACCTAGCCTCACCATCTGGAAGATCATGTCGCTGGTCTTCTCGATGCCCTCTTTGGTGACGGTCTCCCCGTAGGCGTTGATGATCGTCGTCAGGAGATCGACGGATTGCTTCGTCGTGGCAAGACCGGCTACAGCGAGCTTGCCCGCCTGCCCCATCAAGACGAGAGCCTCGGCTGAATCGGTGACACCGGCAGAGAGCGTTTGATAGAGCCCCTTGGCAACCGCTGGCGCTGGATTGCCGAGCTGGATGGCGAGCTTACGCACCTCCGCTTCCGCCTCCGCGAACGAAACCGTGGTCTCGTCCATGATTGTTCGCACCTCTCCCATCGCCTTCGAGAACTCAAGAACGCGCCGAACACCCATGCGTGCCCCAAAGAAGAACGCCATCGCCGACGCTGCGGCCTTGAGACCGAGCGCGTACTTCTTGAGCGTCCTCGTTACCCCCGCGAAGGCCCACTTCGCCTTATCGGCAGCCTTCTTGGCGTTTGTCCCAAACATCCGAAGGGACTTCTGCGTGAAGTCCCTTAGCCTGACCTGGTACTCAAGTGTCTGTTTGGCTGTAGCCATCGCTTACCGCCGACCTCGCGGCGAGGCTTTCTGCTGCTGCCGCCGAGTGCGCTCCATCTCGCGCTCCTGGTGGTCGTGGAGCAGGCCGTCCCAGTAGGAACGCTCCGCGTCGATCATGTCCACGCCCGCGAGGAACGACCGCGCCTGGTCAAGCCATGCGCCCGCAGCCGGTAAGACGTTGCGCCTGTCGTAGTGCGAGTAGGCCCGCATCAACAGATCCAGGTGAACACGCAAACCCGGCGTAGCCTCGTTCACCATCGACGAGGGGCACCGCCTGTGCGCCACGATCCCGCGCCCACCGCAGCGACCGCACTTAGGAGAGTGCCCGGTACACCGTGGGCAGGTAGACTCCCACACCTGACGCAGGGAGTCATGGTCGCACCCCCACGTTTTGCGGATCTCTTCGCTTCCTGGGCGACGGCACCGGGCGCAGTCGGGGAACGACTGACCGCACGCCTTCGCGGTGGCCGCGCCCCAACCCTGGGCTACCGCCGCCCGGATCACTCCCCCTCTTTCTCCGTCACCGCACCTCGCTCTAGGATGACCCCGACGAGTTCCTGACGGTGACGCGGAAAGAGCCGGTCCAGGCACTCGTTGGTTACATGACGAGGGTTCCCCTTCGTCGTGTCGTAGCTGACCGCTTTCCCGTTCGAGTCAATAAAGTTTGACCAGTCGCGCAGCCCGTAACGCAGCACCGTGAGCTGGTGCGTCCCAGATCGGAACGAAAGCTCCTCTTGGCCGGGGATGCTGGCGATCATCGAATCGGCCACCTTGGCCTCTTCGGAGACCGTCAAGCCGCGCAGGGTGAACATCGTTTGTTCGCCTTCGGGCAGCTTACGGTCGTCTTCAAGAACATGAGTGAACGTTGCCTTCGGATCCAGTGCTATCGGCATAGCCGTTTGCCTCCAAATGTTGTTGCCGTGTTGTCGTGAAAGTCAGAGTGCGTAGAGGACGAACTCGTTGTCTATTCCCATTTTTGGGTTGAGTCGCGCCGACGCTGGTGCGGTCGTATCATCATCGTGGTCATAGGGGGCATTCACAGAGCTGCCGTAATCCCCGCCGGTAAGAGTGCTTGTCGTGTCGTAAACCTGCACCTCATCTCGGTTCCCGTCTGAGATCCCAGTGAACTGCAACGCAGGGGCGCGGAACTCAAACATATTCCCAGAATCCGTACCCACGGTAAGCCGCATACGAGAGGACTCGCCAACGAGGAACCGAGACCAGAACTCATAATCAGCATCCAACACCGCGTCAGGGTTCCATGTCATTTGAGGATTGCGCCCGGTGATAATACACGGGCTATACCCCGAGATCTCGTTTGTATCTTCCCTCACCGACAGCTCATTGTTCATGTTGAGCGTCAGGGAGTTGAAAACCAAATCGGTGACGGAAACTGCGTCGGAAGCGCCTGCGCTCGAATCCTGAATACCCATACTGACCCCAACAAACGCCGGGGGTATCGGACGGCCTTCTGCTGTGGATCTGAGGTGTGGAGCCACCGCGGCGGTGACCGAATGGAGCCTCCCCATGAAGGTAAAGTTCATGAGCACTCGGTCGCCTGCAACAAAAACAAACTCTACGTTTCCACGACACCCCGACGCCTGGATGCCAAGACGATCCCCAGACACGCCAACCGTAGATGGCCCCGCCTCGAACTCCATACTAAGCGATCCACCCCAAAAAGGGCTCGCTGCTTCGGTCGCGCCAAGCTGTATCCCCGAAGTGGTCCACCAGGCAACACCGCTCGCTGCCACAACGTCAGCAGAAAGCTCGCCATAGTTCCCGCTGATCTCACCGATGAGTTCATCACCAGACGTTCCTGTAGGCGGGACGGATGCGCCAGTGGCAATCAGATAGACGCCATCGTCATACCCCGTGTCCCCGATGATCCGACCAACCTGCTGACCGGCGACATAGGCTGGCGTGCCTGTTGTAGACGTAGAGACATTTTCTTTGTGGAGGAGAAACGTAGGCGGTCCCTCCACTCCTCCGTTGGTGAGCGCGGCGGTCAAATTGGCCTTGTATAGCTTATTTCCGTTCACCGCAGCCCCCCCAGAAGCGGCAAGCCCGTCTGCCGCTTGAAAGCCGCACGCCTTTAGGAGCGTGCTCCACCGAGGCGGGGTTGCGGCTGTTCCACTCCCGTTCAGCTCCACCGAGAAGCTGAACTCCACCATAGCACTAGGCGCTGTGCTTCCTACAGTCGTAGCTGCCGTCCCCGGCGCAATCAAAGGAACCTGCGTGATCGAACCCCGAGTCGGGTTTCTCTCTTTTGTGGAGGACGTAATGGTGAAGGTCGGCTCCGTGGTCTCGCAATAGAAGTTTTCAGCACCCGGAGAGAAATAGGTGCCCTCTACGGACTCCTCCCTAAACCGAATTTTGCGATCAAATTGCTTGATGGACATAGCTGGATCTCCTTCTTGCTAGAGTTGGTACAGGACAATCTCGTTGTCTACGCCCATCTTGTCATTCAGGGCCACGGAAGCCACAGTGCTTGCATCGTCGAAGACTTCCTCGACGGACGACCCGTATTCACCGCCCGTCAAGGTGCTCGTCGTATCGTAGACCTGCACCTCGTCTCGGTTTCCATCAGCGATCCCAGTGAACTGTATCGCTGGCATTTTGAATAAGAACTTGTTGCCGCTCGTAGTCCCGATGTCGAGTCTCGTCCGTGAGGTCTCTCCAATCAAGAACCGATCCCAGAAGGGGTAGGTGGCATCAAGGACGGCATCAGGGTTCCAGGTCAGTTGAGGGTTTCTCCCCGTGATGTGGCACACGCCATATCCCGAGGCATGGTTCACATCCTGCCGCACGGCCAGCTCATTGTTCATGTTGAGCGTAAGGGCATCGAAGATCAGTCCGGGTACGGCGGTGGCGTTTGTTGCGCCCGCACTCGAATCCTGAATAGTCATCCCTGCCCCAACAAATGCCGGGGGTATCGGACGACCCTCTGCGGCGGCGGGGTCACCTATGCCCTCGTCGTATGCGTACATGCGCCCCATGAAGGTAAAGTTCATGAGCACTCGATCACCCGCTTGGAACACAAACTCCACGTTTCCACGACATCCGGTAGCCACGATTACCGACGCCGTGGGAGGTGCCCCCGCGTCCTGATTGATTACGAACGCCATCGATAAGGATGAAGCGCCCGTGCCTCCAAGCTCCTGCCCAGAAACAGGGAACCACGCACACCCCGAGGCCGCACCATCCTCGTCGGCTTCGAAGGTAGTGCCCGTAAGCGCGTTGCTTAGGCTCCCCGTGACATTATCCGTATCCGCAACCGAGAGGGCCGATCCAGCCTTCACATAATAGAGCGTCCCATCGTCATACGCGAGGTCGCCGATCACCCTCCCCATGCGGGTTGCAGGGGCATAGGGTATAAGCGTTTGTGCGGATAAGTTTTCCTTATGGAGCATCCATGCAGCGGTGCCGGTAAGATTCCCCCCGGTAACCGGCACTTCCCACAGTGCGCGGGCGGTGGAAGGGGAACCACCAGAATCGAACCCATCGGCAGCGTCAAACCCGCAAGCCTTTAGAAGTTCTCCCCAACGCGGAGGTGTACCTTTTGTCCCACTTCCGTTCAGCTCCACCGAGAAGCTGAACTCCACCATCGCGCTAGGCGCTGTAGCAGAAGTGCCAGCCGCGATCAACGGAACCTGTGTGATCGAACCCCGAGTCGGGTTTCTTTCCACGGTACGGTTCGTGACTGTCCAAGTCGGCTCGGTGGTTTCGATGTAATTTGCAGCGGCGTAGGACGCGCCGAGAGCGTAAGTCCCCTCCGTAGCTTCCCGCTGAATGAATAGTTTTCTGTCAAACGTCTTGAATGCCATGTGAGGGTTCCTTTGTTCGGTTCTGGGTCAGGTGGGCTGGTTGAGGTCATCCCATTCGGTTCGATACGATATCGCCAAAACGACATTGGCACTCGTGTAGGGCTCGTCATCAGTGGGATAAAATACTTCGTCAACGGAGACACGAGTATTAAGCGCGTTCGCGTTCCGATAGCGGTCGATTAGGACGGCTTTGTGGACATCACGGATGAAGCGTTCGAGCTTGCTCGCCGCGCCGGTTCGCGTCCGAAGAAACAGCGTGAGCTGTAGCTGGAACGTCGCCGCGATGGTTAGCGTTCCTTGCGTACCCTCTTTGTCGTACTCTGTGGATAGGGGGACCAGGACGATGGCCGGAAACTCCTTCAGCTCCATCGGACCCGCATCAATGCGCTGGATGTTTTGGACCTCGGTGTAGTACGCATCCCCTGCACCGGAACCGGCACCGGCAGCGATCAACGGGAGAGCCGTGTTCTGGATATCGTCGATGATCGCTTCCTTCACCGGAGATCCGCTAGGAGGGGGCATTCGTCAACATCTCCTCCAGCACGACGCTGAATGCGTACTGGTTGTGCGCCCGCTTTCGCAGCAGGAACGGCGCGGCCTTCATCCGAACAACCAGAGCCTCGGTCCCACTGTAGGCTTCGTTTGTCGTCGTGTAATTGATCCCGAGCGCACCACCCAGGGAGGTCTTCCACAGCGCCATCGCCCGGTTGTACTCTGTCTTCGTCGCCAGTCGGAAATTCAACGTGAACTCACGAATGCCAGCCTGCCCCTGGGCCGACTCGCTGGAGAACGTCTGCCTACGCTGGACGAGCGGACCAGCCCAAGGCGTGCGGACTCCACGACGGCGCACGCTCACCGCGACGGGGTAAGTGTCAGGCACAACATCCCAGGTCTCGACACCCGAGTACGCCATCAGCCTTTCGCCTCCACAAGGACACGAAGCAATCTCCGCGCTATCTTCGGACCGTGCTGCTTCGTGATGATCTCGACCTCGGCCTGCGCGTCCAACCTGCCAGGAACCTTGACCTTCTTTCGCAGGATATAGAGCGCGGTGACATCCCCCTCCGTGCCCTTCTTGACGGCAAGAAGGGGAGACGATTTCTTTAAAGGAACAAAGAAGATCCGCCCCATGTCCGTGTAGTACCCGCGCCGACCCTTCACTGAATACTTGCGAATCTTCGCCGCTGCCTTCAGAACGCCTCTGCCAGTCATCGCGGACTCAAGCGGGACCGTCAAGAACC